ATTATCCCACATTTCACCACATCTCACCACTACACAAAAATTTGACATATCCAAACAAATAAGCTGTTTTTTGTTAATAATATTGTATTTTTTTTGTTTATAAATAGTGGGCAAATTATTTGTATAATAGGAAAATATTTTGTATATTTGAGGGGGGGAATTTTTTTTTAAAAATTGTGGCTCTGTGTGTGATAGTGATTAATTATTTATATATATAAAAAGAAAAAAGGGGAATAAATCCCCCAATTTCACGCCATGAAAAATAATATTATTCTTTAATGTTTAGTTGTTTAAAAATATATTCATCTTCAAACCAAAGAAAATCATTTATTTGTGTTTCTGTTAGTGTTTGCTCAAAAAATAGCTCTTCAATTAAAGATTCTAATTGTTTAATTTTTCTATGTTCTTTAATTGTTTCTAAAGTATCTATTGCCCCACTCCATGCGTTAAAATTTTCCATTGGTTGATATTTTAATATTTTCATAGTTATATATTTAAATTAATATTGTATTTCGTTTACAATATAAATATACAAAATATTTTACATATAAAAAAATATTACACACTTATTCATATATATATCTTTATACTTTATTAACAATAAAATGTTAATAGCTGAACACATAATAATAATATTATTAGTTGAAATTAAAATTGGTATTTCATATTTTATTTTTATATAGTGATAGTGTTTGGAATAAAACGAAGTTTGATTTCCATTCTATAAAGTTTAAAGTACGGGAGTGGGGTTTAGATATTCAATTCGGGTACGGGGGAGGGGTGGACCTTATATGTATATTATCCCCAACCTACACATACCTCATACCTAAAAAATATATTGCCGTATTCATTTTTTTTTATATATTTGCATTATGGCTAAAAGAAACTACAAAGAGGAGTATAGGAAATTTCACGCAAGCAAGGGTGCTATTTCTAAACGAGCTACTTTAAATAAGATAAATAGAGACAAGGGTACTTATGGAAATGGGGATGGAATGGACTGGTCTCATCAAAAAGATGGTAGTGTTAAATCTGAAGAGTCTTCAGTTAATAAAGGCCGCAGCGACAACAGTCAGGGAGATAGAAATGCTAGAGGAAAGGGCTCCAAAAGAAAAATATCTGTTAAGAAAAAAACAGATGGGTTAACTGACAAACAAAAAGAGTTAATTAAAAAGCATAGAAAGCATCATAGCAAAAAACACATAAACTTAATGATAAAACTAATGAAGCAGGGCAAGTCCTTTAAAATGGCACATGAAATAGCGATAAAAGAAGTCGGCAAATAATGTGCATTAAATCTAAGAAAACAAAGCAGTTAGGAATGAATCCTGGTACTGCCTCCAACAGACTAAAAAAAGCTATATTATTTTCATTTGCCAAAAGATTAGACCTTAACTGGTGTTATCAATGTGGAGCCGAAATAACAGATATTCAAAAGTTTACTATAGAACATAAAAAACCGTGGCTAGATTCTAAAGAGCCAAAAAATTTGTTTTTTAACTTAGATAATATAGCGTTTTCTCACGCATCATGTAATTATGCTGCTTCTAGAGCTAGAAAGGGAATGCCTTGTCCATCAGTAACAGCCTATAGAAATGGGTGTCGATGTGATGGTTGTAAAGCCAAAAGAAGAGAATATAACGCAAATAAAAAGAAAGTTATTAAACGACTAAGTTAATGTTAGCGTTATTGATTTGCTCACTCCGCCATTTGTAACCGTCATTACTATATTATACCCAGTAATCTTACCAGTTTTTGGATGTGTAACCGTTATCATGTCCCCAAAAGCTATTGTTGTACTACTACCTATTGTTACTATATTAGTATCACCCCTTAACGCTGTTGTGCTACTAGTTCCTAATTGTAATAAAGTAGTATCACCTTCTAAGGCTGTACCTGAAGTTGTTCCAAACCCAGGAAATGTAGTTTTGGCTGTGTTAGCTGTTATAGCATTTGCTTGTGCTGTAGATATAGTTGTTGTATCACCTGCTAACGCTTGACTATTTTTAGAGCCAAATCCAGGAAACGTAGTCTTATCTTTATTAGCTGAAATCTCTGTTCTAAGATAATCTAATTCATCTTGCATTTCTTGTATTTGATAAACTAAAGCAACTAAATGAGGATATTCTTCTCCAAAATCCGTAATTGTACTTATATGACCTTCGTCATATTTATCTTTAAGTAAATCTTTGTCACCTCCTGTTTTACTATGTACCGATGAGTATTTTTTTCCTGTTAACGCCATTATTATAAATTTTAAGTATATTCTATTTCTAAAGTGCTATTGCCGTATATTTGAGCTCTAATTTGGGTAGTAGTGCTTGCATTATTAACATATGCTCTACACATAAAAGCAAAACCTTGTCCTGCTGTTAATGCCGCATTAGCACCAGTAAATGTAAAAGTTTTTTGTTGTTGTACATATTCTGTACTTGTAAAGTCTTGACTAGATGTAACTGCTATACTTAATAAATCAACATCTGCGGTAGACCCATCTGCAATAGGAACTTTAAAAAATCCAAATTCTAAATTTGCAGTAGCCCCAACACCATAGTATGCGTAAAAACTAAAAGTCAATGACTTAACTGTACACGCTGAAGTAGCAACAAAACTGCACATTCTAGAGGCATGTTTTTCATCAGTTAAAGTGTAATCACCAAATGCAGCATTTCCCCATGCTCTCATTGTAGATGAATTTGCTGAATACCAGCTATCTTTATAATATATATAAAACACGTATGAACTTACTTGTGGAAGCACTACATTTTGTTTATGTCCTTTATCTTGTAAAGCAACGGTTCCAGAATCATCAGGTAGATTAACAGCATTAGTACCTGTAGGGTCAATAACACTTAAGGTTGTTTGATGAGCATTATCTGTTGCACCTTCAAATTTAATACCAGCTCCAGTATTGTCTTGAAAGCTTATACCATCACCATCAAATTTGGCTAATGGAGCGGAGGCATCCAACAATGTTATGCTCCCCCCATCAGCGTTTAATTCTATATTACTGGAAGCATCTACTACAAAATTACTAGCGGTAGTAGTAAGGTTGCCAGCGGCAAGAATGTCACTTCCGTCAATTCTTAGATTACCAGCTACTGTTGTTGTAGAACCAGTACCGTATCCTATGCCTACAGAAACCTCATTAGAACTGGGGCTACCTGACCCTGTTATCATAGTTTTCCTACTACTTGCTATACCACTACTGGTAGCGCAAGTAAGAGTAACTTCTGCATACTCATCAGTGCTAACAACGCCCATAGCTTTTACTATGTGCTCAGCGTAAATTTTTTGAGTACCACTAGCATTATCGCTATACCAAACAGTATTTCCAATAAAATCACCAGAAGCAGCTGTCGTGCTGGCTCTGTCTTTTATAAAATGTAAATTGACTGGTTTATTACCATTATTAGTAGTAGTAAGCGATACAGTGGGTTGACTAGTGGTAGCTGACGTTAAAGCCAAAGAGCCATCATCTAAAGTTGCGCCAGATTCTGACGTTACTGTACCATCACCATCGTCTGTTAATAATTGATTGGCAGCACCATCTACACCAACAGGGTGTAAGTCACTCACAGACATTACACCGCTACTAGCAGACAATCCTGTTGTAGCAGCGCTTCCCGCAAATAATGTAGCTACATCATTTACACTTCCTTTTGATGCGGTTCCAGAAGCTCCTCCATCTAAAAATATTATATTATCTCCAGCTGCTATTGTAGCAGCAGCAGCTTCAGTTAAATCTACATTAAAAGTGGTTGTTGATAAATCTAAAAGTGTTCCAGCTGTGTATGTAGTATTAGTATCTGTCCATGGTACATTAACAACTAATTGGTCGTCTCCATTTAATTGTAAGCCATAAGTTCTAGACGCGGTAGTTGTAACACTATTAGCTCCAACTGTCTGTACGGTGTTTTTAAACAACTTACCTAATCCTAAAGTGGTCCTGGTCATTGTAGAGTATGTAGTATTAGTATCGGTGGATGCAATAGTAAAGTTGTCAGCATCAGTGTGGGTAAGGGTTATATTTGAGCCTGCTACTATTTTAATATCATCAGTCCCACTTCCAGCACCACCAGTTGTATTTCTTAAAATAATATCATCACTACTATCTACAAAAGATAAAGTTGTAGTATTTTGTGTATTAGTATCTGAAACGGTATTTGTAATTGTCACAGTACCATCAGCTGTAGTCTCACAAGTAATACCTGTACCAGCAGCAAAAAACAAATCATCACCCTGTGTTATAGTAGTAGCATTAGAGTCTGTTGTTGCAGACACTGTAAAACCACTGCCCATTGTGTTTGTAGTCATATCGTCTACCACAAAATCTATTCTACCATTCGTGTCATCATAAGTAACTCCAATTCTAGTTTCAGTACCAACAAGCATTCCACCAACAATATCTTGAACCTCCTCGGTGCTAAGTTGAGTGTTCGTATCTGTATCTGTCCACGGAACATTTACTACCGCTTGCTCTGAACTGTTGAGTTGTATACCATAAGTACGGCTAGCTGTTGCAGAAACTGAGTTGGCAGCTACGCTTTGTTCTGTATCATCTTCTAATTTTATTGTACCTAAAGCACTAGATGTAGCTTTTCCTATAGACGCTGGTATATCACTAGTTAAAGCAACGGTTCCTGTTGCATCTGGTAGAGTAATAGTTCTGTTTGCCGTAGGGTCAGTTACAACTATAGATGTGGAAAAATCATTAATAGTTGACCCCTCCATAATTATGGTTCTTGTTACGTATATATTACCAGAACTACCTATTCTAAATAAATCGGCTGTATTTGACCTAACGTATAAATCTCCACTTATGTTTATTAAGCCTATATTTTCTCCAGTAGCATAAGTTGTTGTATCTGTTCTTTTTTTAAATTGAAACATACCCCCAACTGTTCCTCTAACAAAATTAAAAGTTCCTCTAACTCTAACTATTATATTGTTAGCTCTTCTTGATAAATAACTAAATATAGGAAGTTTGTTAGAATCTTCTACAACAGTGTAGCCAGCTCTATCGCTTTCATCTCTCTTATGTTTTAAGTAATTTTCAGGCATATAGGGGTAAATATACGAATTTTCTACTTCTTAGCAAAGCGTTCTGAAAATCCTGCCCTAAAAGAACCACCTTCGGTGGTTTCGGATGAACTATCTTCATCTCCAGATAATTGTTTTTCTATTTTGTTTATAGCCATCAGAATCTCTTGCGCATCCATAAAGCATTCTTTTTTAGCCTTCATAGCATTTCTAGCTTTATCATCTTGTAGCTCAGGGTCAACAGGTTTTTTTACTTCTTCTAGAAGTAAATCAAAGGCCTCGGTTCCTGACCTTATTAATTCTTTTAATTTTTCTTCTACATTTAATTTCGCCATCTTTCTTTAATTTTAATAGTTTAGCGCATTTTTCATAATCCTCTAAATCCTCAAAATAATCAATCATACACTCTAGAACATCTATTATAGCTATATCTCCAGCTACTACATTCCATAGGAAATAAGGCGTTTCGTTTTCATCTATCAATTCATCAATAGTTTTATTGCCCGTTATAACCTCATAAGAATTGTGCATACAGCTGTCAATAATCTCCTCTTGGAACATTGGCTTATGGTATTCTTGGTAATTAAAATATTCTTCCATACTATTCTACTTTAGCTAAAATATCAACATTTCTCATTCTCATTAGAGTTTTGCCTTCTATTTTCATATTATACTCAGAGTTTTCAGAAAACATTACTTCGTCACCCTTTTTTATTCCTTGCCCCTTCATCCAATCGCTTAAATGCTCTACGTATCCATGTAAAGTTATGTCTTCTTTTTCAGACTTCAAATAAATACCACTCTTTGTTTTTATATCAGCATCAGTTTCTGTTTTTTGTTTTACAAAATTCCAGTGATGTAACATTTTTAATTTTCCTTTTCTTACTCTAGCATATATGTGTTGCCAATGTACTTTATATATATTCTTTTTATCTATCCACTCAACCAAATGGTTGCTTTTATAATCCTCATCAGTAATCTCCTTGTTGGAAGCGTTAGAAGAACTAGCTGTAATAAGATGATGGAAATATATTTTATCTCCTTTTTTAACATCAAATTCAAGCCCTTTTGGTAAAGAAACAGGTGTTTCGTAAACCACACCATATTGCCTAGCTAACACAAGAGGATTATAAGTTATATTTATTTCTATTTCAACACCATTAATTTCTACAGTGTCTTCATACGGTTTTTCTACTTCTACTAGAAAAAAGTTTTTTGGTATTTGCATATTATTTTACTTCGTAGTGTTCCCTATCTTCTATATCATACTCTATAGCTGTGGGTTGGTCAAAAAAACGTTTCCATGGTTTTGAGAACTCAGAACCTTTTTCTTTTACGTAAACGTCATAAACAACCTGTTGGTGTTTATACCAGGCTGGCTCATCTTGAATAATCGCAGTAACGGTTAATCGACCCCCTAGCATTTCTTGACCTACCCTATAGCTTAATCCTTGTTTTAAATCTCCTATAGTTATTTTTCTTATTATTGGATTTATAGCTTCCATTATTTTTTCTTTTTTTTCTTCTTAAAAATATAATTTACAGAATCATAAGCCTCTAAAATAGATTTATCTATATCTATAGCTTCGTAGTAATCACTTTGACCTTCTTCTTTTATTATAGCTACTTTTAATAAAATTAAATAACCTATTAAATCAGTAATAGTATCTTCTGTTTCGTCATTAATTCCTTTATTTTGTATGCGCATAAGCTTATCATCTATTCTTGCACAGATAGAGTCTATAGCTGATAGTCTACAAAAAATATTAGAAGGACTAATCGCAGAATCTCCGTAATTTTTATTTTTTTGTATTAGTAATTTTTGTACAGATTTGCACACCTCTTTTATGAGGGACTCGGTTTCTTTCATTATGATTAAATTTAATTAGTTTAATGCTAATATACGTCATTAAAACGTTTATTCAAACATTACCCTACTAATTTTTTCATGATGTAAATAAATATGTCTTGCTGAACCTGATAAGCACTGAACACCAACATAAGGTATTAAGTCTATATCATTTGCAAGTGCCGCAGAAAGGTCTGTTGTAGCGGCAGCTTTTCTTCCTGCTACCCATAACTCAGCATCATCAACAAGTGACCTAGCTATATTTGAAGTAAAAGTTATAGATGTGGCAGTAATAGAAGAAACTACCCCTAATAATTGTTGCGAGCTATTTAAGACAGAGTCACCAACTACAATTTGAGTAGTGGCATCAACACCATCTACAGCAATAGTGCTTGCTGATGTAGTATAACCGCTTCCATTGTTTACTAAAACCCCAGTTTGCCAGTGATTATCTACAGTTGTGGTTACACCATCAACGCCCATATATGTTTTTTGAGTTAAACCATATTGAGTTCCGTTTATGTAAACAGCTATTTTACGGTCTGCATCAATAGATATTTTTAATCTATATGTTTGAGTAAGAACTGTTGGTGATATTCCTAAATCAGTTACATACTGAGCGTCACCAATACTATAAGCAAAGTGTAGGTTTCCATTAGCATATATATTCCCTAAATCATCATCACTAGCTAAAAAGAAATAAGCCTGATTAGCATCAGTAGCAATTACTGAAGTATTAGTTAATTTAAGGCCAGCCCAGAAAGCTGCGTGTGATTTCATGTTTGTTCCTAAAGAAACACAGCATTCCCATGTAACTTGATTTTCCGTTCCCCATAAAGTTCCACCCCAAGCTGAATCTGGCTGAGAATCTCTTTTAGCATCTAAATGTGGAGCAACTATAATTTGGTCATTATCTGTTCCTGTCGTAGATAATCTAATACCAGCATAACTCCCACCCCAATCACAACCACCACTAGCAGCATTAGTACCGACTAATTCAAAATGTTTATTAGTAGGAACGTAAGAAGCTTCTGTATCTGTATCATCTATAAGGGCGTTAAGACCAGGTCTTTTATAAAAGTATTCCTCTAGATAATATCTATTAGCTGTTTCTAGATTTCCTTCAACAATTAAATCTGTATTTAATGTTGTAATATTATTAACAGTATCTACAATTATTTTATTTCCTGTTGAGCTAGCAACCACAAAAGCAGTAGTGCTAGAAGATAAACCAAACTTAGCTGTAGCATCATTATTACCTACATGCAAAGTATGAGTAGGTGTGGCCTGATTTATTCCAAAATAAGTAGCTTTAGCGTAAATTCTATTACTACTATCTACAATAGACATATAAGAATTGTTTCCACCAGAAGCAGAATCTATATCACCTATAGCTACGTTATATTGAGATGTGGAATTACCAATTTGTAACAAATCGTATCCTGATGAGTTTTCTATAAGAGCAGCAGAATCTACATTACCAACTATATGTAGCGTAGCTCCAGGCTTATCTTGATTAGATATATTAGCAGATATACTACCTTTTACATCTATATTTGAGGTTCCTACGTATAAAGAACTTGCTGTACCTGTACCATCTTCAATGTTTGTTGGGTTTCCTGTAAACCCTGTAGCGTTAGATGCTTTTAATAACATCTTGTATGTGCTAGCAACCGTAGCTCCTGTTAATGTACTCATATTATTTTATTTTAAAATTCAAAAACAAACTCAAAAGTTAGTCCTGACACAGTATATGTTTTTGTTGCAGTAGCTATTCCCATAAAATATATTGAAGAGGGCAAGCTTTCACAATCTTCTGCGTTAGTTGTTAAGTTACCTGGATTTACAAAAAAGTTTAAACCTCTAATTATATGCACTAGGTTATTAGTGTAATCAAGGACTTCATGATAAACACCATCCTGACTACTTACAGCAGTTCCAGCTGGACCACTAGCTGCATCCATAAGTATCGCTCCTAAAGGATTAGCTGATTCTACGGAAGAATCAGTATCGTTTCCTCCTGCGCCAGTAAATTTTACAGCAGCAGACCCCGTCGATTCAGTTTTTGCTTTGTTTGAAAAAAACATTAATTCAATATCTACGGCAATATCAATATGATTGTAAACTTTAATTTGTCTTAATACTGATGTTCCATTTTTAGGACAAGCGTTAGGTATTTCTACTGGACTAAAAATTATGTCTCCATCGTCTACCGACCCACCTGCGCATACAGGTGAAACCCTTACTGTATGAAACCTGCTTTTATAATCTCTCATTTTGTATAATTTTTTATTATATTTTATATGTGTTGATTCACAAATATAGTTAAATATTTCATATTTATGAAAAGAATTGCTTATATTTGCGTTAATATAATTAAATTTAATTAATTGGAAAAATCTAATTACCTAAAAAATTATAGACCTACTCTGTATTTTTTTAGAGATAGATACGGGTTAAAGGTATCTGAAATAGAGTTTTTGTTCTTTGTGTACGATTTAAAATACTTTACGTATATGTACGTAAATGATAATTATAGGTCGTCAAGAAATTTTGTAGATAGGAATATTCCTAAAATAAAAGATAAAGGTTATATTTACATTTACCAAGAACAATACATGAAAAGAGTTAGAAAGTATGCCATATCCCAAAAAGGAAAAATGTTAGTATCTAGGTTCTATAGAATATTAGAGGGAAAAGAATCTATAAATAAAAATTATTTATGAAAGTATTACAAAAATTTGCAAATGGAGGTAACGTTGCAACTGAGAAGCGTGGTGGAAATGCCGCTGGAGGTAACGTTGTTTATAATTCCTTGGATTTATCAAACGACTTAAAAGGAAATAACGGAAAAAATAGGGTTTACAGCCAGGGCGATTACGCTGGCGTTTCCCATAATTTAGTGTTTCTTGAAAACGAAATAATACATGAAAGGAATAGCCAGTTAAACAACGTTTTACAAGACCTTGCTCTTAATTCCTCACCTGGTCACTCTTTGTTTTCTCCTAGCTCTGGTGGAATGGGTGAAACAAAGATTATTGCTCTTAGAACAAAAACTAATCCTGAGGGTCAAGTAGAAATAGTTTCAGTTATTACTGACGCACCATTGAAGGATGGTGCTGGAGGCTATCAAAAAGGGGGTTATTATTCAGAAATAACAAACCCTTCTGTAACAGGGGAGCCACTTAATGTTTTTCAATTTAGATTAGATAAAAAAAACGAAGGATTTTCAAGTCGAGTTGGAAAAAATCAAGTTAATTTAGATAGAAGTATGGGGGAACTGACGAATGATAGCCCTGAGGCTATAGGCAGGCAAATATTTAAAAGTTTATCTAATAACTTAACAAAAGCAAACTATGACCACTGGTATAGTGATGAAATAAAAGATGATTATTCTATTCAAAAATTAAATTACACAAATTATTTTATGCCAGCCTCTAATGAAAATAGAGAAGTGGCTACACCAAGACCTTTTACTACTAATTTAAAAATTTCTATGAGTGATGGTGATAAATTTGAGGGTTCAAATTTAGATATAGTAATGCAGACCTTTATGCAGCGTAATTTTAGGCAAAAAAATTGGAATACTTTTCAGCAACAACCGTGGCAAATTATGGAAAATCCGATTCCTACGGATAAGCATAATGATTTAGTTGGGGGTATGAATGGATTTATATATAAAGGTAAAAACTATGAAGGTTTTAATCCTAATTATAAAATGTCAATAGACAAAATGGTTCAAAACATTGTAGGTCAAGCTGGTTATAATGGTCTTTTACAAGGAATGATAAATGAAGATGGCTCATGGAATAAAGATGTACTAAGTAATATTTTTCAAGTTAATAATGTGGATGGGGTAAATTACCTTACTATAAATTCAGGGGGGTATGGAAGTATACGTTCAGGATATGGGAGTAAAAATACAGTTTATAATCTTCCTTTAGACACACAAATTGGTATGCTTTTTAAGCAAGCTTTAGATAACCATTTAATTAAACACAGTCCTATTATGACTGAGGCTTTAAAAAATGCTAACTCTGGAAAAGGGGAAAACTTTACGGCAGAAGGTCCAGATTTAGCTTTTAATATCGATGCTACCAGTCCAGTTGACGGAAGTCTAACGAAAGTTAAAAACTTGGTAGCAAAATTTCAGACTCATGCAGAGTCTACAGTTGAGGCTGAGAATTTTAATAATAGGTCTTTGGAAGAGAGAATGTCTAGTGTTGTTCGTGATGGTAATAAATATGCTTTAATAGCTGATGTTGTTGAGGACAAAAACAGAAAACCTGTAAATGTTGTTGATTTTAATTCTAACACAAATACAAACCCTAACTCTCGTCTATATACTCCTAATAATATTATTTTTACATCTTCTGTGGTCGATAGAACAAGAAAACAATTAGAAAATACAATAACTATAGATAAGAAAGAGCCAAGTGTTATAACTCCTAATAACCAATTTTTGCCAAGTCTTAGAACTCATGAAAATCTTGTTAAACAAAGAGGAACTGATATTGTAACTGACGAAGATGTTGTAGGAGTCATGGGTGACTGGACTCATGAAGAGATAGCGGAATTAAACAAAGAAAAGGGTATTAATGGCCAACAAATAAATCCACAAAAGGGTTCTGATTACATTATACAAAAGGGAGATACGCTTACTAAAATAGCTAGAGATAACAACACTACTATTGGAGACATAATGAGTAAAAATCCTTTTATAAAAGACCCAAATAAAATATACGCTGGAGATAATATAGTTTTACAAACAGAAACAAAAGATGGCCTTCCTTCTTATCAAAGCGCTAGTAAAGAAAATCCTTTTGGGGGCATTCCAGCTGGAACAGAACAAGATAATAAACAAATATATTTTGATGGTCAGTTGCAAAATTGGGATAGTCAAAACAATAGATGGACCCCCGCTACTGAAACAAAAATAAATAAAGAAAATTTAGTTGATAGCACTTTGAGTCAAAATAATGATAAAAACATTATGTTGGAAAATTTAAATCAAAGTGGTAATGAGGTTGTTGAGGAAATTGGTTCAACGACTAGTAACGTTGCTAATGTAACAAATGTTGCTGGAAATATTATGAAAAAATATTTTGAAAATCAAAAGAAAGAACAAGAATTAAAAGAATTAAAAGAAGAGGAGAATAAAGAAGCGGTTAATAATCAAGATAATAACGAAGAAGAAGAAGAAGAAAGAAAAGTTCCTATGGCTACACAAAAAAGCGCAGGTTTTTATGTTGACGAGCAGGGCGAAATGATACCTCAAACTCAACTGCATAAATATGAAGTAAAAGAAATGAAAACAGGTGGTATTGTAAATCCTATTTTTGCTGCTGAAGGGAGCTTGTTGCATCAAATGACCAGTAATCAGGGTCCTATGTTTGCAGCTGGCTATTCTTATACTAAAAAAGAAAAAGAAGAGGAAGAAAAAAAAGATGATAAAAAAACAGATAATTCTGACAATAAAAAAACTGATAATAAAAAAGAAAAGAAGCCAAAATTAACTATAAGACAAAGAATAGATGAAATGCTAAAAAGAAAAGCTAGAAAGCAAAGAACAAAAAAAGAATTAAAAGAATCAGGAGAATGGAAGAATTTAAGTTTTGCTGAAAAAAGATTAACTTTAAAAAAGGCAAAAAAAGAAGGAGATTATAAAAAAGGAGCAATATATAAAAACCCAAACGTAAAATAATTTAAATAACATAAAATGAAAAAAACTTATAAACCAGAATATTTTTTAGGAGGAATAATAGAAAGAAGTAGGGATAGAAAAGACGCTAGAAAAGAATTTAGAGAAGAGAAAAAAAGATTTAGAAAAGATGCTAAAGAGGCTAGAAGAGAATCTAGAAAGTCAAAAAAGGCTGATATAAAAAACATTAATCAAGCTAAAAAAGATACTATAGCTGAAATAAAAGGAAATAAAGACTTAACTCCAGCAGAAAGAAGAGTAGCTATAAGAGAAGCTAGACAGGGCGCTAGAGAAGACAAAAGCGTAAGAAGAAAAATGAAGAGAACTGAGATTAAGGGTATTAGAGCTGCTAAGAAGCTGGATAAAAAATACGCTAAATCTGACAAGCTTTCTGCAATCAGTAGAGCTGGTGGTATAAGAGGTAAAATAGCGGGTATTAGAGAAAGAAAATTAGACAGAAGATTAAGTAAGAGTAGAGGTAGAATTGGAAAATGGGAAGATAAAGCTTCTGACAGTTATTATGGAGAAGGATTTGAGGACACAGGGGGATATGCAGAGCAAAATAGAGCAGCAAGAGAAAATTTACGTGAAGAAATAGTATCGGATAGAGCACAAAGAAATGCTGAGGGGGAGCAGCAAAGTGATGTGGAGGATAGAAATCAATACGAAAACGTTGCTTCAGAAACTACAGATATGAACACTGATAATGAAAATGCTGAAGGTAATGAAAATACTGAAGGTGATGAAAATGAAAATGAAACATTTGCTGGAGGGGGTTTTAACATTAAGTATGATGAAGGTGGTATGACTATAAAACTTTTAAAGAAGTTACAGGGTAAAACTAAGAATCCTAAAAAGAAAGAATTAATCCAGGCTAGAATAGAAAAAAAGGAAAAGAAAAAATTTGCTAAAGATAATAGTGAATTAGGCTTTGGTGAAGGAAGTTTAAGAGAGCAAATAAAAACGCAACATAAAGAAGATGTTGAAGAGATAAAGAAAAAGCATGAAGATGCAGAGCATGAGTCACTGAAAGAGCAGCCTAAAGGTAAGAGAGAAAAAAAGGAGATAGAAACAGGAGAGGGTAAGAAAAAAAGAAAAAAAGATAAATATAGCATGGCTAAAAAAGGAATGAAGGTTAATGAAATGGGACATGGTGTATTAATACTACTTGGAAAAAAAAGCGATAAGAAAAAGAAAAAATAATAATGGAAGGTGTTATAGAAGTTAATGGTTTACAATTTAAACTTCCACCAAAGCCTAAAAAAAAGGATATTCTTTTTTCTAATCTAAAGAAAAAGGAACAGAAATGGAAGAGGACCGAAGTGCCTGAAACTTTGTATGAAGAAACAGCGGCACAACACGCTTCTTTTATACAGCAAGAGTTTGATAGAAGAAAGAATGGTGTTTGGTTTATGAACAACGGTGAGCCAACTTATATAACTGGGGAACATTATTATTATTTAAACTGGTGCAAACTAGATATAGGATACCCTGAGTATAGAGACAGGGATAGAAGGTTCTTTATTTTTTGGGAAATATGCAAAGAGGATAACAACTGCTTTGGAATGGTTATGGTTAAACACCGTAGAGAGGGGGCTTCCTATAAGGGCGCTGCTATGCTACTTAATGAAATAACCTCTAGATATAATTCACATGGAGGTATTATAAGTAAAACAGGTGTGGATGCTAAGGCGTTATTTACAGATAAACTTGTATATATGTTTAGGCAACTACCTTTCTTTTTTCAACCTATTATAGATGGTAGTGATAATCCTAAAAGTACATTAAGTTTTAATGCTCCTGGACAAAAAATATCTAA